TCTTATAAAGAATGTTTGTATTGGTATATTACTATGAAACTTATGTATCCTAAGAAATTAAAAGGTCAAATAAGCTAGGGAGATTACTACGATATACGTAATTCATATAACTTCTATCGTAAGTAGGCATACGCGGAAGCTATGATGCCCACTGTAGACGATTTAGAAACTATTAGTAACATCTATACTAAATTATACCCTGAAATTAATGATCATAGTATGTTCTTTTCTACTAGTGGAGATGAACAAAATATTTATAATTAGAACAGATTATGATAAGTAATACTGCACAAGTTAATACATTTACGGGTGGTCTTAATATGGACTAGGACGTAAATTTGATACCGGATACTCAGTATAGATATGCTGAGGATGTTCGTGTTATCACTAATGATGGAGGAACTACAGGAGTATTACAAAGTATAGAGAACCCTAGAAGATACGATACTATTATACCTAAAGATGAGACAATAATAGGTACTACTACTATAAATGATATTGCAGTAGTAATAACTAAAACATCTGATAACATTAATAAGATATACAGATTAATGGGGTTCGATATCAACATGCCTCAAATCAAATTAGTATGTAAAGGAGCTTTAGGATTATGTGAAGATTTATCTAAAAATCCCACACTAAGTATTGTAGGTAACTATGAATCAGATACTAATATAAAGATATACTTTACTGATGGAAACAGTCCTATTAAGATTGTTAACATAATGAGTAATAAGTATATAGATAATTCTAATCTTATAGATGAGAATGGGAATATAATCAATCCTGGTTCATTAGAAATAACTCCAGTAGTAAGTTTATTGCCGTTTAAATTCCGTTGGTTATCCGAAGGTAACCTTAAAGCTGGAATGGTAACGTATTGTTATCAATTATTTAATGTGCATGGCACTGAAACTGTTACTTCTCCAATGAGCGAGCTAATTCACTTAACAAATAGTGTAACTAGCCAAGGTAGTTCTGAATATAAAGGTACTGGCTTGAATAAATCATCTAACAAATCAGTAATGTTATCTACTGAATTATCTCTTTAGGATTTCAATAAGTTAAGAGTAATACGTCTATTTTATGAACAGAATAACTCTACTCCTGTTATTAGTATAGTAGATGAAATAGATATTCCAGATGGTCAAACGGATATACAATATGTAGATTACGGCTCTACTCTGAGTGATATATCTGTAGATGAGTTCAATGCTATGACTGGTTATTAGTTTATAGCGTAGACTCTTGCTAAGATGCAAAACAGACTATTCGCTGCTAATGTAACAGAGAATACTTGGATACCAGAAGATGAAGATGGTAATGACTATGATGCTAGAGCATATAGGGCTAATTCAGAAGGAAGCATATAGTTATTATCTAGTTTAGATAGTAATAACATTCGTCTATCTATAACAGATGATGAAGCCATTAAGCGTATTCCTATTACTCACGATTGTATAAATCCTTTTAATAACACAAAGTATACAAAGGATGCATCTAATTCCTAGAATGTATATATATATAATAAGGAAGGTGAATTAGGTGGTTATGGTATTAATATAGAATATTCATTCATAACTACAGATATAAATTTAAGTAATAAACAAGATAAGTTTAGATTAGATCAATCCTGTAGTATGAATGTATCTGCTGTTAGAAATAATACTAGATACATTAATAGAGGTACAGACAAGATGCCTGAGATAGTACAACCTACTAAAGAACAGTAGAACAATTCATATATACCTAACTATGCTGATCCTTATATAGCTGCTAATTATAGAGGTTACCAAAGAGATGAGATATATAGATTTGGTATAATATTCTACAATGATAAATCGGTAGCTTCTCCCGTACTTTGGATAGGTGATATTAGAATGCCTCATGCTTCTCAAATGCCTCCGTTTAGATATGAGAACAATACTCTTATAGGTAATGTTTTGGGCGTAGAATTCAAAGTAAAGAAGATGCCTGTAGGTGCAGTGAGTTACGAGATAGTTCGTTGTGATAGAACTGAACGTGATAGGACTGTAGTTATGCAAACGGTAGTTACGTATATGAGTATAGAATTCAAGAGCAGGATAAATATGTAGGATAGGGATCTGAATTAGATAGTAGTTTGGAGATGAGACCTACTCCTTTCTTCTGTAGTTTGATTGGTGAACAATTAGCAATATCAACAGGTACAGCGGAAGATATTGGTAATTTCTCTCTTACTATGAGAGTAAATGATTATATACGTTTAGTATCTCCAGAAATATGTGTACAGGGTGATGATGCAACTAAACTGTTTGAAGGAAGTGTATACTTAGATGGTATAGGCTCATACTATTCTCCATTTGTAGGTGGTAAAGTAAATGATAGCAAGTTTGATGATTTTAAAGATAACTATGTAAATGGTAATACTATTGGTAATAGTGTAAGTCGTAGTATATTTGCTGCGGCGGATTACGTTACTCAGATAGATGGTAGAGTATTGCAGCAAGATACTGTGCCATATGTAGGTTATGGTAGTAGATGGGGTCTTAATGTATTAGCTGTAGGATTCCCTTATCAAGATAGTAGAGGTAATAAGGTATACCGTGGAGCATCAATAGCTAAATACTTTGTTCCAACGTTTGGACAATCTCAATCTACATCCTATATTGAAGATGCTAAATATCCACCTAACATAGACTATAATATGTATGGAGCTCCAGATGTAGTAGCTAAAAGAATAAACGTAGGTAATAGAACTTATACTAATTACTCTATGTCCGATTTTATTCATAATGATAATCAATCATTACAAGGCCCAGCTGGTCCGTGTATTATAGCCCATGTACCAGAATTATAGAATGTATTCTCTGGATTTAATAGCGTACCTACTAGTAAATATCCAGAACTTCATCCTTTTGATTCTACTAATGCTATTCCTGTATTTAATGTTAAACGTGATGGTAATTCTATATATGGTGGTAATACATTCTCATCTAGACAGAATTCTGTATACATAAGTATAGCAGCGCACGACAGCAAGTATGTATTCGGAGGGGATACTTATCTAAGCTTATTGGATTATCCTAATACCATGCTATTCCAATTACCTGATGCTAAAGAATGGGATGGAATGAAGAATTACATAGGAGCTTATATACCATTTGAAAGTTCTATTAATATGAATTTATTCCACGGAGATCAGATTCATAGAACAGTAACTAGTTCAAATTTTGCAGACTCTTGGTTACAGTTAGAGCCTACCTAGATGTAGGATATACACGTACAAAGTCTTCCTTACTTTGTATATAATTCTGTTTACTCTGCATAGAATACTGGTAAATTGTATGTACCTAATTCTATGTATGCTGATAAAGACGTAAGGTATACTAATAGAATATTAACTTCATAGGCTAAGACTAATAATGAAGTAATAGATTAGTGGTCTAAATTCAAAGTAGCTGATTACTTAGATGTAGATAATCAGTGGGGAGACATAACCAATCTAAAAGTATTCAAAGATAGACTGTTCTATTTCCAAGATACTGGAGTAGGAGTAGCTTCTGTCAATGAAAGATCACTTATTACTGATGATAATGTAAATCAGTTAGTACTAGGCACTGGTGGTATATTAAGTAGATTTGACTATATAACTACTACTAATGGTTCATCTATTAAGAATGATAAAAGTATAATTAATTCAGATAATGTGTTATACTGGTATGACTATGATAAGAATGAACTGTGTTCTTATACTGGTCAAGTAAGTCAAATATCTAAGGAGAAACAGGTACAATCTTACTTTAATAAAAATATTAAAGAAGATAGAACAAAAGCTATGTCTTTATTTGATAAGAAGTATAATGAGGTGTGGTTTAATATATTAAACAAACCATTAATATTTAATGAGTAGTTAGGTAGATTTACATCTTTCTATACATTTAACCCTAAATGGTCGTTACCTATTTCTGATAGAGTAGTAGCAATAAAAGATAATGAATTGCACACTATACATGATACTGGAGTAATAGGATTAACTCCTTTGGATAGAAAAGCTAAATTAGAAATAGTTATTAATAAGAATGCTCCTTATACTAAAGTATTTGATAATGTTAGATTACAAGGAGAGTTTAGAGATGGTAATCAAGAGTCTATTAAGGACGATATCATAGATTATATGAAATTCAGTACTAAACATCAAGAAGCTATTAGAGAACATACTGAAGAAGAACTTGATGAAGAAGGTAATATCATTACTCCTGAACAACATATAATAACTGATTACAGAGAAGATACATTTAGATTCCCAGTACCTAGAGCAGATAAGAACGAAGATGCATTATCGTTACCTGCTAGGTTAAGAGGTAAGTATATGATTTGTGATTACGAATTAGATTCTGATATAGATCATACTTTCGAAATACCATAGATTACAACAACATACAGAAATTCATTAATTTGATATGAAAAGTAAAAAGAAAATGAAAGTACCAGCATATGCGTTTGGAACTCAATTCAAAGAAATTGGGGGCAATATGCTTGAAAATGCTCCTGGTATAATAAATACACTAATGACTCCTTTTTAGAAGTCTACTGCAACTTCTGGAGGAGAAGCTATTGCCCAGACTTTGGGAGATATGGCAAGTGGAGCTGCTTTAGGTTTTCAAGTAGCTGGTCCTATGGGAGCAGCGGTAGGAGCATTACCAGGTTTGTTTGGAGCTAAAGGTTAGGAAGCAGAACA